TGTGGATAAATAAGAAATTGCGCATTATTCACGGAGACCGCGTTAAGTCTTCCGGCTCAACTGCCCATGTATATCTAAATAACGAGAAGCATTCTGTCATTTACGGCCATATTCACCGTATCGAGACAGCATTCAAGACCCGTGAAGACTTTGACGGTGCTCGCACTATCATGGCTGCGTCCCCAGGATGCCTTTGCCGTATAGATGGGGCCATCCCATCGACCCGTGGTGGCGTAGACCTTGATGGTCGCCCGCTCACAAGACACGAAAACTGGCAACAGGGTATTGGCGTAGTCACCTACGAAGATACTGGCAAGCACAAGTTCTCCTATGAAGTGGCACCGATATACAACGGCTGGTGCATGTTCCGTGGAGTTGAGTACATAGCGGAATAATGACAACTATCGTCGGAATCCAGGGGGACGGCTTTGCCGTGGTGGGGTGCGATACTCGTATCTCATCCTTTGGCGACGACGGAAGCGCCTATCAGGTATCGACACTAGGCAATGGCTCGTCCAAAATCGCCGCAAATGGAAAATATTTGCTCGGTGCGGCTGGCGAAATGCGTGCAATTAACATATTGCACCATGTATTCCAACCTCCTCCTATAACCCCAGGACTAAGGGGAAAGAAGCTCGATGCCTTTATTACGGGTAAATTTATCCCAAGTTTAAGAGCTTGCTTTGATTCTCAAGGTTATTCTCCTCCAGATTCCGGGGATTCCAAAGAGCATCGTGCTGAACAGGGTTCTTCTGTAGTAGTCGTAGTAAACGGCGCAATCTACATTATTGAGTCCGATTACAGCTGGACAACAGAGGCAAATTATCTCTACTCTACGGGTACTGGTTCTTCCTATGCCTTAGGAGCTTTGTACTCTCTGGTAGGGAATAAGCGTCCAACACTGACCCAAGCTAGGTCTATCTGCACAAAAGCACTTACCGTCGCTTCTAAGTTTGACCCTTATACGGGTTCGCCTTTCCAGACTTTTGTCCAAGAGGCCCCATACCGTAAAACCTCAGAGAAATAAGCCTGATAACAAAGGCCGCCTTCTTTAAGGTGCCATGTAGTTTCGAAAAGCTTAGGAATCCCCATAGGGGAGAAACAACTTACCTAGTAAGAGCACGTATGTCTGAGTAACACTGCTGTAGTGCTTCAGAGATTGTCTGCTTAGCCCCCGAACTGCTCGTTAGCACCGAATCTGCTTCTCTAGACCAAGCGTTACATATCCAGCTATTACCGATATGGCGTAGTTCGAAGTCCATATTCATGAGATTAAACCACTTTGTGTACTGGTCTATGTCGTGAGACTGGTTAAACGGCATGTCTTGTGGGTGTCCATAGGTAACTGGCATACAGCAATTATTACACATTCGAGTTTACTAAAACGGTATCACGGTTGCCTATTTTTGTGTGCTGTAATTAATGAAACCTATCAAGAAAGGCTCACTATAGTGACCAAAGAAAAATCTACCAATAATAATAGTCAACCATTAAATGGATTGTATATTGGCAGAAAGGACTGGTTTGAACACGCTGCTTGTAAGGGATTGACCAATCTAATGTTCCCTAAAGAACATAAGGATATTACTTATATAGCGGAGGCTAGAAGGATATGCAGTAACTGTCCTGTTAAGGAACCGTGCTTAGAGTATGCACTTGAGTTTCCGGCAGCGGATATGCATGGAGTATGGGCCGGATTGACTAGTAGACAGTTAGCTGCTGAACAGAGAAGAAGAGGGATAAAGCCGATAAGGCCGACTCTTGCTCAGATGTGGGGGGTGTAATGGAAGGCGCATTAGTCATCATCATGATTAGCTGTATTATCGGCATTCTGTTCATGATTACTAAATACTGAGAATGTAAAAACCCACCCAGTAGATAGCCGTTAGCAGTTCAGCCTTTTCTCTGGTGAACTTAATACCTACTGGATGGGTACAGAGAATTGTACGGGGGTGATTCTGGGATTGCAACCAGCAGAAAGAAGTTTCTGCCCTTAACAGCTTCAAAAAGAAGTCGGAAAAACTTACTTTTCCAGCCCATTTTCAATTTTCAAAATTACAAAAGCAAATTACAAAATGCGAAGATTGCAGGTATCACAGAAACTCAGGCCATCTAACTGGGTCAGTTTCATATCGCAACTAACTTGCCCACAGGGTTGCAAGAGTGTCTCGCCCTTCATGTAGGCGACAATAGACTCCTCCATCGTGGGGAGAGAGTACTGGGGAGAACCGGGGGCAGGGATTCCCTTCTCCTCCTGGAGTAATAGGAATATTGCGTAATTTACTATCTGGCCGACGGACAGGTCGTGGCGGCGTGCATAGTCAATCAGCTCATTCTTGAGCGACCCCTTCAGCCGTACGTGTATCTCTGACCACTTGTCGGGGTGACGGGACTTCTGAGGCTTACGCACTATCTCGTTCGACGAGAGCGATGAGATAGTCGGTCAGGGTTAAATCAACAGCTTCTGCTTGTTGAATTAATTTTTCTTTAAACTCTTTACTTACGCGGATTGTTACCGTCGTATAAGGCTTAGTTGGTTTTACTGTTGGTCGTCCAGGGTTTCGCTTCATCAGGGAAGATAGTACACCACGCCAGCAATCGCGGCGTAGAGCGTTATCTTCGATAATGGGTCGATTCGTGGGGATTTAAAAGTGAGGTAAATAAGTACCGAACCAATAATGTACTTCATTTAGTTTCCCTCTTTTTGTTTGGGTATCCCAGTTTAGGCATCTTCATCCACCACCGTCAGACTGGAAGTCTTCTTGTACTTCTTTTTTTCAAACTTTTCTATGGTCTTGTTATATACCCGTATAAAAGTTTCCCTATCTCCGTTGGTGTGGAGGTCATAGGCTGATGCACCCAGGAGAGAGAGCGTCTCGATGAGAGCTTCTGGTCTCTCCCCCTCGTAGAACTGTCCTCCCTCAGTTGCTTTACGCATCGATTGGAGCATTCCCCAGGCCGTTGCAGCATCTGGATGGTTTGAGCCGCCACTCAGGTTGTCTATCGTCCTTCGGCGGACCTCCCCTGGTCGAGGCATAAAATCCGCATAAGTTGCTAATTCGGTAAATGCGTCGCGCACGTCTTCATACTCCAGGTCTCCCAGTAGCGCGTACCATGCTCGGAAAATATGTTTTTCGTCGGCGATGAGAATCTGGAGGTTATACGTTGCGTAGGCAATACGAACCAATTCCTCGCATTCGATTTTTTTCATTGCCCAATCTCCTGAATCCACTTTAGGCCTTTGAATGCCAGCTCATCCCACTTACCAGCATCTGCTAGGTCAGTAATCTCCCTGTGGACTTCAGCTTCGCTTATTGAATCTGGATATTTTTGCGCGGCCATTAATGACACAAGCAATAAGAGCGCGACGTCCTCAAGATTTTCGGCTAGATTTATCTGAACTATCCCTGGAAAATCCGAATTTTCGATTTTGCTAGCTACGTACCGGTCTTCACTTGCCATCTTTATTCTCTTCCACCACCGTCGAGGAACTTAGGTCTTTTAACTCGCCATCCTCTGTTCCTGCATATAGCGAGCAGTTCGTCAGGTGCTGCTGCTTGGTTGCCTCGAACATCTCCCTGTCTGGCTGTGACATTGCTATATCTACCAGGACGAAGTCTTCATGGGGGACAACCATTGGAGCTCCATCGCGGTCCTGGATTAATTCGTAATAATCCGGCAGCTGGCCGTACTCTGCAGGCCAGGAGCCCGCCAGCTCGTAGATGGGCACTACTCCCCACTCAGACGTAAACACCATTGGCTCGACACGGGTGTCACTCATCTGCATCCAGCCGACGATGGTTAACCGGTCAGTGTGGTACTTGTACCCCAGAAGCTTGAACCCAGTTGCTGGGTTAGTACTCCGAACTGTTTCCGCCCATAGCCCCCACACGTACAGCGGGTAAGCCTGGGGAGAAAATCGCTTTTCTGCCGTTTTGTTTCCGGCCGCAGCTGCGGCGGACTTTTTTGCTTTTTTACCAATTTGCTTCATTGCCGTCCTCCGGTAGTAATTCCAACATCGACTCGATGCGTGCGTTGTCTTTGAAGATGTGCTCTATGCCTGTATACGCTTTATTGCGCTTGTTGCGACCCATCCAGAAATCTGACCTGGTGCAGCCGATAATTGCATCTTTTGCGCCGTCTATTCCGTAGTGGTAAATAGCGCTGCCAATAAGAACTCTTCGACCATGGTCCAGAGCTACAGAGCTGCGCTTTTTAAACGTCATTTTCCAGAATTCAAAAACTTCCAGAATTTGGTCTTCTGGGATTTTTGCTGCGGCGGAATTTCTTTCGAGAACTTTTTTAGTAATTCGTTTCGGTTTCTCGGTCATTTTCTTAGTTTAATCCCCGTGAGAAGGTTTTGTCAAGTCTCATCGAGACTTAAATTCTCAAGTTGTAGTGATAGTAGTTAATTAGCAATGTAACTAAGAGTGAGTTGTAATAGTCAGTCAGTTGATGAACTTTGGAGGGGGTCCGGGGGAACCTTTACTTTTTGAAAACCAGTTTTTGGCAAACTCAAAGTAGGCCCTCGGAATTCTCCGCGAACTTCAATCAGGTGGCTGTAGATGTGACGTCACTCTTATGTGGCCCTA